GAACCCACCGACAGCGCCGCCAAGAGACCTTAATCTGGTAAATACACTAGGAAAGCCCAGATAATCAAATGACGCAGGGCCACCAGCCACTTTTGCGGCTATATGGTACACCAGAGAAGGGATCCTAGGACTAAACTCTACGTCAACTACATTGGGCGTTAGACTGTAATCCGCAGTTAAGAAACCAAAAACGCAACGTAGTCGCCCCCTAATAGGTACGATCTGGTTACGAGGCTCAATTAACTTATCAGTATTCAGAGACTCATCATAGATAGGAGGTGTCTCCTCCTGCGGCAACAGGTTGTTAAAGATCTGGGAGGGGTCAATATTATCAGGGTCAAAACAGGCGTCTACTAGGACACTGTTAGGTGGTACCAACTCAGGCTCAACCACCACAGGTGGGATCGGTGGCAGTACGACTACCGTATCGGGGACAGGAAAAAAGATCTCTGTCGGTGAATAGATAACGTCGTCGGGTAACTTACTAAACGGGCAATACCTTTTATACAGAGTAACGGAGAAGGCAGGGATTGTAGTTACAGTCACTGCCCCACACCTCCCCAGAAAATCGCATCCGTCGATACTAGGATACCTGTAGAATCAAAAGCAATAGACAGTCTGTCCGTGCGATATTGCCCAGCTATACCACCAAAGCGGAGATATACGGGGCTAAAGGGTCTGGTAGGAGTATATTCTACAGGGAAAACAACAGCCTGACCGTTTCTGTAGCCGTACCTTAGGGCATTCTGCCTAGAAGCAAAAGCCTTGGCTTTCTCTACAGCATCACTAGGAGACACAGTGTAGCGATTACCCACAGAAGACACCTTGTCGTCTGGTAAAAACGGTGGAGTGTATTCTAACATAACACCACCAGCAGTATTCTTTGTGTACAAAATCTCAGGAACGTCTACAACATTATACACATAACCATTTCTAGAATCAACAACACTTCCGACCCCGCCGCTATTATTACTCCTCAATACACTGTCGGGATCGCCAGATTGCGGTGCCTCTAACTCACGATTAACCAAATCCTCCCGCTCTCTATCGGTCAACGACGCAAGACCTATACTGGCACTAGATACTGGTGTCGCTCCAGTATTTTGAGCGACTGAGCTACGGTTGCGTATAGATTGTTGTGGATTTTTTTGCCCGTAAGTAACCCTAGTACCATCAAAATGGAGGGCCTTAGCATCTTGTACAATACTAGCTATAGGCACAGAAGACATCAGTTTACCAGTTTTAGGATTGAAAAAACTGTTGATGTATTGCTGAATGTTAGCAGCCCCAATTGAGGTAAAAACAGAAGCAACTACTCTGGACTCAGTAGTTATAGTTTCTTGTGGAGTAGCAACTGTTGTCGTAATAGTTTTATCAATCAGCGTGGTTCCGGGGCTGTAAGCTAGAATGTCACGTGGTAAAGGTGGTATTACTGAATCTGGAAAACCACAAGCTAGGACAATTTCTGCTCCAGGAGCATACCTATAGACAATTTCACTGGTAGTCTCAGTATCACCGTCCATCCGGCTAGAGTAGTAGGCCTCAGTTGAGTAAGTGCCCCAAACGCCTTGTTTATCTTCGTGGCGCTCTAGGGGTTCGCCATCTGGTGAGTACCTAGCCACCCAGCGACTGGAAGGGGTGTATGTGATAGTAGCCGTAATGACTGGTGAGTTTTTATCTTCCTGATACCTGAAGTTCATTGTCTGCTCAGGCTCCCTAGTGTAACCAGACAGCCAATAAGATGACCTATACCCATAAGTATAAGTAGTCTCAGTAGCATCACCTGTGTCACCTGAAGACGTTATAGCCGCAACTGTTTCTGGAACAACAGGGATATTGTTTCTTTCCAGGATTTGCTCTGGAGTTTCTCCAGTACCGCTACCACCGCCACCACCACTACCACTGCTACTGGCATCCACACTAACATCTAACTTAATACGCTTAGTGCTTACAATACTGTATACAACATCAGCATCAGGTTCTCCCACATTGATTGGGGATATATCGACAACTCTATCCTCATCTAACACAGGGCCAGACCCCCCGCGCTCATTAAGATTAATAAACACAAGACGCTCGGTGGCGTCCATATACCCTACATAATTTTCTGAAATCAAAAGATCAGATAATGTATTTAGATACGGCCCAGAAATCTGAAACTCGTCACGGTAGAAAGTATTGGTTAGCGGGATGGCGTCGTGAGTAATTCCAAGTGCCTGGCAAATCCTAGTGGCAATGTATTTAGCTGAGGTAGGCTTCAGCATAGTCAACCTAGCGATGCCGGTTAACTGCAAAGCATCTGGGTCATCAGCTGATTTGAATGTCTGTGGAGGTGGCTCACTAGGGGCCTGGTACGTCAGATAACACCCAACACGGACCTCAGTGGTTCTGGTAACAGGATTAGCGTAAGCACTGATGGCCCGCAACTTACGACCTAACCGCGCCAATCTACCGTTTTTGTAGTATGATAACTCAATAACCTGGCCTTCGTATACACTAAAAACACCATCTAGCAACACCGTTCCGGTGACATTCACCAACCCGGCCCCAACGATACTGGATTCTTCTAAGTTGCCACTGATAACAGGCCCTACATTACAGTAAATTCGCGCCCGTACGTCTAGATCAGCACTCATAAAACCACTGCCAGGGTCATCGTCACCTCGTAATAGAGTACCGGACTACCTGCAACAATACGCTCAAACCCATTGAATCTGGGGGAGCTGATAGGGAAATATTGCCCAACCACAGGATTAGACTGGGCAGTTGTTCTATACCAGCTCCTAAGGGCATTGATATTTGTACCAACAATTTCACCGTTAATTTCTACGCCTTCAACTACCGCATTGGGGCCAGTAACGTAATGCTTACCCCCAGCTGTTAGCTCTAATGTAGGTTCTTGTAGGTACACATTAGGATATGACTTTAAGGTGATAACAACGCCGCCTAAAGTAATCGTCCCATAATCAATATCTGATTCGTCATCTCGTTGATCCTCTTCTTCTTTATAATAGCTTTCAATAGCCTGGGCTGCATCCACCAGCGTAAAGCTGACAGATACCATAGAAGCAACCTGTGAACCCTCAGGAGGGCTATCAAACCAGCAGGGAACATTATTCCATGTCTGGGAACCATAACCATTGCCTGAGAAGGACACAGTGGTCCCTAGAGCTTTACTGGAGATTGGGTTCTCCTCAATAATCTTAGCGTTGCGCCAGGTGTCATAAATACCCAGAAGCGTAATCCACTCGCTGCCGGTGAGAATGCCCTGGATCTCCCAGCTGCGGACTGTATTGCCCGCACGGGTATCTACAGCATTATACACCAGCGGTTGCGCCTTCAGACTGCTTAATGTCAGAGCCCCAATCGTAACAGACATTTAGCGGGTCCTCCGTAGCTTGTTCAGTAGTGGGTTGTTGCCGTTAATGTTGACATCAATATTCCAGTCCTTGTCAAGCATACGATCAACAGCTCTTGATAGTCTGCCTAGTTCGGTGGCTTGTGCTTGCTGGGTCCGGCTGAGTTGGTTCATAGCCTGCGACACAGATCCACTAGTGCCCATAGCCCGTAAAGTACTGGATTTTGAGCCAGCCCCACCCCTCAAATTCACACCACCAGCTGGAATATCCAATTGAGCCGCTAGATGCGCAGGGATGATGGTACCGGAACTAGGGGCTCGCCACTGCCCCCACGCCGGGGTGTTGATCGTACTGAGACGCCCACTAGCACTTAAAAAAGCCTCCTTGCCTAATTCGTTAACAGTGTACTTCCCGCCACCGGATACCGGGCCACCAGCAAACTTATTTTGGCTACCAGGACTGATAGCTGCTGCCGCTTCTAGGTCTCTCCTTAGGTTCGCAGCCTGCTCAGCGCTAATGGCTAGTTGCGCAGCCCAATTACTCTGATTAATAGTACCTGTGGCTGCAGCATCTCGTCCTTTTTCTAGAGAGTCTGCAGTTAATTTGGCAGATTCAATCGACTCTTTAATGGCTTTTAGCCCCTCCTCTAAAGCTCTCGTCTGCTCGTCGGCGTTCTTCTTAGCCGCATCAGCTTTTGTTTCTAGTTCAGCTAGAAGGTCTTTCTGTTTCTCTAACTCGATCCTTTTTTCCTCCTCCAAGAATTTCTTGTCTTCCGCGAGTTTTTTCAACTCCTGATCTCGTTTTACTTCTAGACCTTTGATCTGTTCATTAGCTACTAGTCTCTCATACTTTGCTTGGGCCTGTAGTAATTCCTCACCACTAAGTTTGCCACTAGCAATCTGTTGAGCTAGCTTATTTTTCTCCAGATCATATAAGGCTTGTTCAGCTGGAGTACGGGCCCGCAGTGCTTCAATCTCTAAATCATAACGACTCTTTACAGCATCATAAATGCTGTTAACCCTACGCAGCTCCTCATCTAAGTTTCTAATAGCTTCATTATGCTTTGTCGTTGCAGCAACTTTGGTTGATTCAATTTGTTCTTTCTCTGCACGATACCTCGCGTCTATTTTACCTCTTTCTACTTCGACAAAGCGCTCTAACTGCTTATAGCGGTCTTCTAGGCTAGCAATACCTTCATCAATAGCAGCCTTCGCTTTCTGCCAAGCCTCCTTTTCTAGGGCTTTTTGCTGAGCAAGTGCCTGGGAAGCCTCAATAGCTTTATCTGTAGCCGAAACTTGCTGATTTAAAGATTGTTCAGTCTGTTCAAATATACCCCGCAAGGGAAATAACGCTTCCCCCAGTCTAGCAAAAACAACAACAAGCCCAGAAAAAAGCTCATTGACGCCAGGAATGCGTCTTACCAGATTAATTAAACCCTCTGCAAGATTAGCAATAAGGTCTATAGCACCCACAACAACAACAACTAATAGGCCTATAACAACACCAACGGCCTGTATTGTAAGCACAATAGCCGCTAAAATTGTAGATACCAAACGACCTGCAGCCGGGAAAGCTGTGCTTAGATACGTCGTAAATTGCACCCAACTTAGCTGCAAACCAGCTAGTGTTCTACCTAGAGAATCAAACTGCTCAGATACAGCCCTAATACGAATAGCATCTAATGCCTTAGTGTAATTTTCAATCTGAGTAGGGTTGAAGGATTGATTTAACCCAAGGACGCGCTCTTGGGCAGTAAACATATCACCAGCTAGTTTGCTTTTTGCCGCTTCTCCAGCCGCAATCATGAAATCCCTAAAAATACCGGAGGTAATTTGACCATTTTTCATGGCCTCTTCTAGGTCTGTGATGCCGAACTTAGCCTCTAAATACGCCGCTAGTTGAGACCTAAGAGCACCATCAAGTTCCGAGAATTGTTGATTCAATTCTTCGGCCTGCAATTTTCCTTTACCCATCACCTGAGCGAAGGCTTCAATGTAACGACCAGCCTGCTCTGTATTCAATCCCAAAGCAGTAGTTCGGGCCACCAAACTGGAGATAACATCGTCCGTAGTCTTTAGTGAACCACCAGAAGCCAAAATAACCGGCACCAAACGCTTATATGCTTGTTCCACCTGAACGAGTGAAGCGCCATACGTCAATGCCGTCTTAGCGGCCTGATCGACAGTGGCCTCAGCCTGTCTAGCTGATAGGCCAAAATTAGTGAAGGCTAGCTCTAATTGAGCTATTTGTTTAGCTCTTTGAATAAACACCTCAGCCTGGGCGCCAATAAACTGAAAGACCTCGCCAACGGCCTGAACAGCCGCTACAATTTGCGTTACTTTATTACCAAAAGAAAGTAGGGGCGTTAACTTTTCGCCAAAATCTGGTACCTTAAACCCACCTATGGTGATACTATTAATGTCTGATATTTTACGCTTTGTTTCTTCTAGTGCAGTATTTGCTGCTTGCCACTGGGGAGTAATTGTCCTAGTGATCCTGGTGAATTCAAGACCTGCAATATTAATTCGCTGTTGTGTTTGATTATACTTTAGAAGGCCATCCCTGGCTTGGGTTTGCTGCCTAACAAGTCCCCTTAGATTACTCAATGAGTCAGCGTCATTTTTTATCGCCTTCTCTCTTTCCCTTGTGTATTCTCTTGCGCTAGCAGTATAGCGCTGCATGATTTGGTATGGACTACCCTCCTCAGTAACAAAAGACTTGACTTCAAACTTAATTGGTTCTTTCGTAATCTGTTGAATCTCATTGATTACGTCTTTACCTTCAGCAAAATCTTTGTATAGTTGATACAGCTTAGCCTGATCCTGAACGGAAACGGTTACTGGAATCTCAAACGGAAAACTACGAGACATACCGAGTATCAAGCTATATTAGGATTCCAGGTGAAAATCGCCTATGGCTAATACAGATGAACTACCAAGATAATAAAAACCCCCGCAAAAGCGAGGGTCTGTATTGCCCATTAACTAGACCAGATCAGTTGGCGTCGATCACCAGCCTGTAAGGACCGTAACCGACTAGCTCAACTTCCCAGGATACAATAGATCCAGCTTCAATTGACTCGCTATAGCCACTGAGAGTACCGTAGCCGTAAATGGTCTCGGTAGTGCCAGTAGGGCCCACTCGACCGAATTTCACACGCAGAGCATCGGCCACAGTATTCTGCTCGGTTAGGCGCATAATTTGGTAGCCGGCATCTTTGAAGTCAGCTACCCCGGCCAAACTAACTGTCCAGCTTTTACCAGTCGCAATAGATTGAGCGTAACCACCTGTGCTGCTGTCATAAGTAACAACATCCTCGGAGTCCGTATCAGTCTCTAGAGCAGCATTCGTCAGACCTAGCAGCTTAACCGGAGGATCATCACCATCCATACCAAATGCTACTGAGTTGACAGTAAATACACCTGCCGCGTAGCTAACACTATGGCTGCTGCTGACTGTAGAGGTCGTGTCGATGAAATTAGTGGCCCCAGCACCTACACCAGCAGTAATGCCAGTAAAAGTGGTATCTACATCACTAGCCGCTACAGGAATGATATAAGTGTCATAACCAAATGCACTGCTAAAGTTAGCCATAATAAACGCGGGGACGAGCCCGCCCGAAGGGACAAGTTGGGGGAAACTACCCCGCTAATATATGCTACCTATTATTGGTACCCTATTCTTTACGTTAAAATAGGACAATTAGAAGGTATTAACACTTTAGTCTGAAAGTCCACACCTAAAGTACTATTTACAGATACCGTTTCAATGGATTTAGCCTGTGGAAATAGTTGTACAATACGCTGTATAGCAGTAGTACTAGTAGAACCATTCGCTGGTGTCCATACAATCAAAAAGATCTTCCAGGTAAAAATTGCCTCAGACGGCCCCGAAAGAAACAACATCGAATCCATATCTCCAGCGTCATGAATAACTACCTCTAGGCCGCTCTGAGAGCGCACAGGAGGCAAATCCGCTCCTGGTGTGACAATAGAAATACTAGGAGCAGTATCTCCAGAAGCAAAAGTATATTCACCTACCTCAGCCATAAATGTAGCATCGGCAACTAGTACATCGTAAATCGCCTGAGGTGTTGCCGCTAACGTTTGGGGCATGATAAAATGGTGGTATCACCCCTAGGATTCCGTAGCCTAGCTCGGCACACTAAGGTGCGATAGTAAGGAGGTCACATGACACAACGACCGCAGACCCGTCATGATCTTGGAACTGTCGCAATAACAGTCTGATGCAGCTCCCAGATAGCCCAGATCAACTGTTGTTTGAACTAAAAGCCATGACCAGTGGAGAGGCAAAACGTGCCTGGAAAGCAGCTATCAAACACGCTTGGAACGATCGCTGCGCTTACTGCGGCAAAACGCCGATTGATGATAAGTCACTAACCATTGATCATGTAAAACCACGTAGCCGAGGTGGTGAAGATCGTACCAGAAACTGCATCCCAGCATGTAGACGGTGCAACCACGCTAAAGGCTCGGAAGAATGGATGGCTTGGTATCGGTTACAGTCCTATTACAGCTTGGAAGCCGAAATCCGTATCAGACATTGGCTTAAGACCGGGCATGTCCTAGACTCGTTGAATACAGATGATTCACACTGGTTTGATAAAACACTACAAGCCCTAGAAACCTACGCATAGTGCTCTAAACTAATGTTATCTTCAGCAATGATCTTTGTAGGGATCTTGGGAATCTTAGTCGTAAAAGTTTTACCGCAAGGAGATACCATTTGGCGGATCTTTTCACCAGCAGACTCCATAGCAATTAGTAGTCCTTTGTAGCCGGTAGAGGTGATTTCTGGTGCTAGTAACATAGCATCACCGCAAATAAATGCCAACAAGTCTGGAGCGTAACCTGTGGCATTAGATACCAGATCTTTGTAACAAAATAGGGCCCAACTTGGGAACAATCCATCATTAATTAGCTGCACTGCTGCGTCGCTATATCTAGAAGCAGCTACATTCTTATCCTCAATAGGCTGATACATATAGAAATCCTCTAACTTAGAATTTCTACTCTTTTTATCGACATTTACATTCACTAGTGTCTGAGTGTTTAACGCTATGGGCCGCTCATACGCATGTAGCTCTAGGCGCCACATCTGCGAGCACTTAAAAAATGCTTGCAAGGCATACTCATACGGCAGAGAACCGTAGTTCTCATATGTGAATTCAGCATCACCAGGGAAGAACCTTTTTAAAGTCCAATAGTAGTCTTCAAAATCAAACAGTTCTTCACTGGCTCTTACTTTTTTTCTAGATCAAAGGTAGCAGTAGCCGTGTCAGATTCTTTGGCAACAACATTTAACCCAGCAGATAGACTCTCTAGTTTAGCAGTACTGCGTCGTTCCTCATCCAAACACAAGTCACTTAGCGCCTTAATTAGGTCTGGGTGCAAAGAGTTCACTGCACTAGGATCTAAATTAGCATCTACACGATACATCAACATGCAACTGGCCCTGAGAAACTCCTTATTGCTCTCTGCATGTAGCAACGTTAAAGTAATCTGCTCAATATCATCAGCATATTTATCCGCAATGTCCCTATGTTTAGCCGTGTCTCCTGCACCAGTTAACACCTCACTAAACAACTTGTACGCTTTCTCTGATGAAAGTTTCTCTTGCGTGGCTACTTTTTTGGTCACACGAAGCACTGCAGTAGCTGTTTCATCACCACCTGAGATTTGCTGCAAAAAGGCTTTTTCACTGACGCTGAGAAAACCACGCCGCTCAATCTCAATAATACCGGTCTCTTCATCACCTAGCCGCTCCATAATGGGCTGCAGCTTAGGCTTAACAATAAATGGTAGACCAGCCATACACGCCTAAAACAAGTGCCCTAGTATTCCAATTCAAACACTGTTGTAAATCTCTAGTAACCTAGCCTCTAAAAGACCGTAAAAATTAATCTTCTCCATAGCTTCAGAGATCCATGGCCTAGGAGCAATATACACTGGTGCTGCCTTAGGATTACCATACGGCAAAATATAGCCACCTTCGTGCAGTAACCAAGCATACGGCGAGTCATATTGAATGATTAACCCGCCATCACGTACGATAATACTAATAGAGCCCCGTAATTTACCAGTCACCTCTAGATCATTATCTATTAAAGACTGGGTAACAGCCTGTTCTAACGTGTCTGTTAAAAACGAAAAATCCAGGCGCTCTATGGCTTGAACAAATCTAGCCAGTTTGTTCTCTACAATATCAAATCCTGGTACAGGTTGTTGTACATTCACGTTAATACTAGTAGTAGCAGATTTACCGTTCAGTACTTTCTTTAGTTTAGATAATTTACTATCAATTTTGCTTATAGCTTTCTCTAGTTCAGATAAATCAATAGCATCTGTCTTTGCCATAGTATTTAATCCTGTACCTCGGCACCAGTTAATTGAATTTGAACACCGCCCAATTCCTTATACAAGATCTGATCAATACCAGTACCCCCAAAAACACCACTAAATCGCTCAATATTAGCCTTCATGACCGGTGTTTCCCCCAGATATAGATCGACTGATGTCCCAGGAAGTAACCAGCTATAACTGGTGTTAACTTTAGTCCATGTAACAGTTGATAGATCATCTGTACTAGGATCAAAATCAACCGCTGTTACACCATAACGCAAAGCATAACCACGATAGTAGTATTGATCCCCGCTGGCCCCAGGCATCATTTCCCCATCTAACTGACTGGGTAGCGGTTGTTTAACACTGCCAGCGGATACACCATTGTACTGCTGGCGTTTAATAAAACACTCAACTAAATAGGTGTTGCCGGAGGAGGATACAAATCGACCATTCACATTCGTTACAGCTCCCTTTGCAGTTACCTTAACATACGCATTGGCATAGGGTAGGAGGGGCGAAGCCATGCGACATCAACAGCAACACCATAGTCTTCCGGCTACAATAAACTAGTACTAAAGATGAACCCTAGTACCGTTAACGCACTGACTATAGCAAAAATTGAACTGGTCGCTAAAGTACTCCAGGACCTACACTTAATACAATGAGGCGCTAGTAAAAACTCACCAACTAGATATACCCCAGCTCCTAATACCGTGTGCTGAATTAACAACAATAGGTAGCCGGTAAGAAAACATAAATTAGCTAAATCGCGTAACCGGTCTGACCAATCTGCCTCATAGGGCTTTAGCTCGGGTGGTTTCATTTACCATTTTACCTTATCTGCCCAGTATGCTGCAGACATCTTACCCCTAGCAATATTCTTGGCGTGTCTGGCCTTGAAAGCTGCTCTCTTCTCTTTCATCCCCTTGGATTCACCTTTCTTTGGTGCCCCAGCAGTGTCCGCTCCTTGCTCACCAAACCGCACTAGCTTTGTTCTATTGCCCTCCTTAGCTAGTACAACATGGCTTTTAGTGGGGTGCTTCGGTGTACGCTTAGGTTTGTTATACCCGCTTAGTCCGTTTTTTACCAGTCTTGGGTCTTTTTTCTTTGCGGCCATTGTTTGCTGCAGCACCCTTCCTACTAGGCTTCCCAGTCATCTTAGCCTTAACTAGTGGCAGCCCTAGTGCTAGTTTTAATGGTAGTGGCATCTCAGGATTTCCCTCTCTTCTTCCTAGTAGTACCACTCTTCCTAGTAGTGCCACTCTTCCTAGTAGTGCCACTCTTACTAGGTCGCTTCTCCTCAGCAGACCATCTATTGGCCATCTCTGGTTTGGTGGCATACATCCACCGCTTCTGTTTCTGCGATTTAAAAGGCATCTCAGGAACGTACTAGACGTACAACACCACCCAAACCAGTGTCCTGAGGCACGTATTGACAACTAGCAAAAGCATTACGAATATTTAGTTGCGCATCAGCTAACTCTCGACTAGTACCTACACCACCAGCTCCTACCTGCCAACTTAAAATGTCCGCTTTCACTAGTATTTTATTATCTGGATTGTCTAGATCAGCAGCCGTCTGAACAGTCTTGGCAGCTTCATAACGAGTTAACTCACCCCGTACATACCCCACCAAGTCACTAGCCATGACATTCATACAAGACTGGATACCAGTCCTCATGTACTCAGACATTGGTAGCCCCAATGACGCTAGCACCCTTAAATCATCACCGGCTACCCAAGGTGCATTTAGTGCCATAGCGCTAGCAACTTACCTACCTATACACCTAGGCTACCAACTGTTACCTATACACCTATACCACCAACTGCTACTTACTAATTCAGACCACCAATTAACTAGATTTACTGGACCTGGTACAATAACACTAGTTAGAGACACTAGCTAGCAACACTAGTTAGAAATACTAGCTAGAAACACTAGTTAGAAATACTAGCTAGAAACACTAGCTAGAAACACTAGTTAAGCCATTGACACCTAAACCATTGACACCTAAACCATTGACACCTAAATCAGTAACACATAAACCAGAAATAGAAATTACCTTACTTGGTATCGCTACTGTTAAAGCTATTCAATGTAGATGCCCTGTAGCTACACGACAACTATTAAGAGAAGTAGCCGGTTATGAAGATAAATTGTCTACTAAATTGATTCATAAAATTCACTCTAGCCTGGATTGGAAATCACGCCAATGGCTGAAACATACCATCCTGCCAGGCCTGGGATCGGAAACACTGGAACAAGCGGCTTCACGCATCCATCGACAATATCAATGTAAGATAGACCATAATTCAAAAAATTTATGAGAAATTTTGAGGTTTAAGTCTGACGGCCAAATTACACTAAAACGGGTGGGGGTGGGTTATGACACTCCAAGTGTCAAGCCTGTTGGTCCACTGAAGCATCGACACTACTACTACGCTTATAGCTACGCACCTACTACCTATGTCTACAGCTACAGATTGAAGCTAGACGTGTGCAGTGTCGTTACCTCAACCCATTAGGTCTGTGCCCACCACAATAATAAAAGTAATATTAAATAGAATTGATGATCGCGAACGGCCCTCCGGTCATTGTTCACGCTCACACCACCGGCTTAACTGCAGTAGGTAGCTGACTCACAGCACCGTCCAAACACGCCAGGCAGATGCGATGCAGATACAGAACACGTCTCATCTGGCGCCATGCTGGTGAATCCTGGGAAACACCAGCCATCTTAGCATGTAGGATCTGGCAGGCTTTCAACAACTCCAATCGGGTCATGCTGTCTCCTGAGGTGTGGTGTCTTGATGTTAAGTCTAGGTGTGTAGCAGGTGGCAGGGCGCTTCACACATTGTGATCGCGAGCGGCCCTCCAGTCATTGTTCACGCTCATCAGCCTGCAGACTGCAGTCCAGAGCCTCCAGTTCTGCGATGAGGGTGTTGGTCTCGTCAATCAGCCGGCGGATGTCAGCCTGCAGCTTAGCGTCGCGGCGCTGCATTTCGTCTAGTTGAGCGCGGAAGGTGTCAGCGAGAATGCCCATGGTAGTTGCCTTTTGGTGGAACACCTCCAGTATAAGCCCTGAAGGATCGGCTGTCAAGTCACGTGATCGCGAGCGGCCCTCCAGTCATTGTTCACGATCAAACCAGCACTAGTTTTTGGCGCTGAAATTCTCCCGTGTGGATCGTAGCAGCAGCCTGCAGCACAATCTCAGACCATAGGATCCACCATATGCCACGGGGGGCCGTAGTGGTGGCCAGCATGTACGTTCCAACTTCACCGGCAAAGTCAAACCCGTATTGGCCGATAATGTGGTGCCAGTCATGGATAGCACGGAACCTAGCATTCTCTTCCGGCAGCCATACAGGATGACGATTATGGGCCGTGCTGATCAGTAGTCTGCCGGTTGAATGCCAGACCGTTAGCAGCTGATCCGGGCTAATCTCATCAGCAGAAAAATCCACTAGGGGACTGATACGATCATACTGAGTAAGCAACCAGCGGCGAAACGTTGCTCTTTCTAGGGGATGCAGGCGGGTGCCCTTGGTGCGGATGTAAGCAGCAGCCAGGGGGGCAATGGGGGGCAGTGTAGTGGCCATGGGGTGTCTCCCTAAGGTGGTTCCAGTGTAAAGGATGATCAGCCAAAACGCAAGCGTGATCGCGAGCGGCCCTCCGGTCATTGTTCACGCTCATCACACCCTATTAAGGAAAAACCATGGCAGTCTCCATCCGCAACACTAAAGTCGAGATCCTTGCCGCCTATGACACCCTGGCAGCTCACCAGACCGACCTGAACGATGTCACCGGGTACGTGGCCCGTACCAGCAAGACCGTAGCCGAGGAGGTGGTTCTGTTGATCAAGGATTGTTACAAGCTGGGCCGTTGGACCCGTAAGCTGTATGATGGACTT